GTTAGTGGTTCACGCAAAAGTTCTAGTAGCGCAAGACTTTTAATATTAGAAATTAATAATTTAACCAAGCAACTACAAGCAACTAAATCACAGCCTCAAATTATAGACGCTAGTGTATCGAACATAGACAGCAGCACAAATCAAGTTATTGCTGGTGGAGGAAAGAAATTGAGCGGTAGATCATTAAACATTCAAGCTAGTCCTGGATGGTCACACCAAAATAAATAAGGTAAATCCGGCTGAAAAGTGTATAGTTTTCAGCCGGTAACTGAGTATTATTCGTTAGCAAGTTTAGCAAAATATGACATTGTGTCACCATCACTTGGTGGTGCACTATCAAATTCTGCTACATCATTGGTTTGTTGAATACTTTGAATAGCTTCACCTGGACTATCATACTCAGCAGATGATGGCTGAGCGGTGAAATCCCCATCAACATTCAATACTTTTTCCAATCGAGCTTTCAACTCTTCATAAGTTTTAAAATTGTCAGGACCAACAAAGTCTTGTAATTTAAATTGCATTTTCCACACTTCTTCAAGTGCAACATCATCTCCACCCATAAAAGGCACAGGTTCTGCAAACTCAGACTTGTCATAATTAGTGTATCCCTCAACCTTCCGAATTTTAAGTTTAAAATTAGCACCCTCCCAAAAATCGAATGGATTGGTGGGTTTTTCATCTTCGAATTGAGGACTCATTAAATCATTAACTTTATCAAAAATCCTCTTTCCAAATTTATACAAAAACACTTTACCTTCATTCTCAGGATGTTTTGGATCTTCCACAACCACAATATTAGAAATATAAGATAACCGTCTTTTTTGTTTCCGTGCTAAATCTTTATTAGCCTCAATACCTGAGTTCCAAAGCTGTGAGTTATATTCACTCATGGGATCTGTTTTACCAACCGTTGTAAGACTGTTTTCAATGTACCACCCACCTGGCCCTTTAAATCCATGATTGAAAATTCGTACCCACGGCAAATCTTCCCCTTCAATTGGAGGCAAGAATCTTATAACAGCATATCCGTTACCTGTTTTATCGATTTCCGGTTTCCAAAACCGATCATCATCGCCGCTGCGCTTTTCCCCAGATTTTAATTTATCAATCTCGTCATTGAGACGAGAAAAGTTTGATTGTCGTTGTTTCTTCATTGTTGCAAAAGACATCGTATTTCCTTATATTAGATTATTAGTTTGTCCACAAAATTCATGTCAAAAAACATATTATGTTACAGCATACAATATTATATAATGAGCAGTTTCTTCAACACATCAACATATTTACTTGTATTGTACACCAAAAAAGGTCGGTATTTCTTACACCTCATAAGAAACTCCGGCCATATGATAGTATCTGTTATTTGCCGATTAAAATCTCCAACAAACGTAAAGATACTATTTAAAATAATAAACGTCTCTATGTTAATTTTATTTGCAATGACCATCCTTAATAATATAGGGTGTTGACCATCTTTAACATCAAAGACGTTGTTGAATTGATCTTCAGTTAATCCGTGAGTGGTCGTAATCAATCTACAATCATTTAAAAACATGTACCGAAGACTTTCTATTTTTTTTTGCCGCTCAGTGTGTGTTGAAATACATTCTGCTGAAAAAGCGTCTCCAACCCACATGCGACTGTTCACTAACATGTTAGCAATAAAAAACTGCTCCAGTGTATGATTGTTATATACTCGCGCTAACTTCTTAAAAAAATACACATCTTTACGTTTTTGAAATGTGGCGTATGAAACAGATATTTTACCCTTGTATTTAATGTAGTCGTAATCTGTTGTAAAGTGTAACTTTAACGCTAAGTACATTTTATATGCCTCAAAATCAGTCATATTGGTAATCGTGAGGTTTTTTTCATGAAGTTTAAATCTTCAGCTTCTTGCCGTAATGATCTTTTCAAATCGGCGCCTAACAAGGTTTTAATCGTCGCATACTCTAATCCATGCTTCTCACAATACGCGAGAATGGAATCTAAAACAGTCATGTTATTAGATAGCTTTTTCACATCTTCGTTAAAAGTTTCTTGTGTAATCATTTTTATGATATTGCTATTGTTTTCCATAATCTCCTGCGTATAATGATATGGTTTCAGCTTTTGCTAAAATCAAATGAGCAAACCTTGTGTTGTGTTTAATCCGCACTTCACCACTAAAGTTGTACAGCGTGGCACCAATATAATCTTGAAACCCACTATCGTATATTGATGAAATAATCAACACACCATTTCTATTAAAAGTGCTGCGTCCAATAACTAAACCTAATTCTCCTTCACCCATACCAATTTGCTGATTTGAGTTAATTTGATAACATGACCCGTGTGACAGTGTCCAATAACCGCTATCATCACAAACACATGGTGTTATCTGTCGATGTATTTTTCTGTCTTCATCTAAGGTTAATTCACTGTTTTCAATTTTATATATACTGTCTACACGCAAATCAATGGTGTTAGGCTGAATCATAACCTCATCGATATTACTAACTGTAGTTGTGTTTACTTTATTTGCTGGATGAATAAACAATTGTCCCCTTCTAACATAGAGTTTGGATTAGGTTATATGCTTCTGATTTTAAATTATCAATGTCTTGCTGTTTATTGTTAATAGTGTAATCACACACAACACTATCAAAACCCCGTTCCGTTATATGATTATCTTCAGGTTTTACATTACCTAATATCTTAACAATGATTGCGTTCCTAGATTTAAGCATCATCATTTCATGGTCAAACCTTAGATCTGACACAACAACGTTACCAGGTATGCTTTTAAATTGTTGCAAGACATAATTCACAAACTGACTCTTATCATATGACAACATCAACATTCCAATCTCTCGTATTAAATGTCGGCCGTCGATAACACCTTCAGCACCATCTCCTACCCACTTTAATGTGGTTCTTTTAACGTTGTCGTAATCTAATTGAGAATTAAGTTGCAGTAATGATTTACATTGCTCATGTATAGGATCAGCAAATGAAACTTTAGTAAAGTTGTGCTTGCGAACTAGAATGTCCGCGAAAGTGTCTTTGCCTGCTCCTTTATCACCTGTTAATGCTATAATCATTTAATCAAATCATTAATGTAATTAATATTATATATTATAGACTCTTTTTGTTGAGAAGTCAACACTTTATTGTAACTAAAGTCAACTTCCTTTTCGAATTTACCATCAATAAGGCCTGTTGGACTAGTGTCAAAGTGCAGGTTATGTATACCAGCCCAAATAGCTGCGCTAGAATCCCAACTATAAATGTATGGATGAAATTCCGTTAGAAGTTCTACCTCTT